ATGAGCATTATAGATATAATTATGTGTGGACTAACAATATATTTCTCATTTTCCATTGCAACCATTCTCATATGTAGTGCGATATTAGCCAAAAAAGCAGAAAAAAGAGGTTCATAAGGAGGGATGGCTGGTAGTAACGTGTCCACAGTAAAACAAATTGGGTTTTTAGATATTGTTTTTAGACAAATATATGAACAAAAACCTACTCTAAAAGTGCATGGTTTTGCATGTAGCGGGGTACAAGTAATGAAAAGATATCCATGGTATAGTGTTGACAGCACATCTTGGTTGGGTAGTGTTATATTCGCCCGACCTATAAATGGAGAAAGTAGTAAAAAAATGTTAGTTGAGGCTAACCTACCGGATAAAAAAGCCGAACGAGAATTTTTATTAAATAAATCTATTGAAGAGTATTTGGAACTCGAGCGGGAAGTTACAGAACATCACTTGAAACAGGATTGGCATTATAATTTAACAGCACAAGAAGAGCTATTTGCAATAGGATAAGTCCAAACAGCATATATAAGGTATAGAATGAGTAAACAAAAGACAACAAAAAAAACACCAAAAAAGACACAAGAAAAAGTTAATGCAAAGTTGACGGAAAACAAACGCAATGTAACGTGGCAAGCTAATCAAAAGTTGCTCCAAGAGGCGTATATTGAGCTTATACAGGAATTAAAAAGATGCCCAACAAGGAAAGAGATAAGTGATGCTGTTAATTTGTCTGAGACCACAATACAAAAACACATTGTAGAAATGAAATTCGATCCAATTTCGCATCCATTAAGAGTCTTAACTAATGATGTGATAGCTTCAATATACGATTCATCAAAAAATGGTTCTTCAGCAAGTCAAAAACTATGGATGCAGATAATGGAGGGATGGAGAGAGAAAACGGATATCAATCACTCAGGCGGGGTTACAGTAATACATGACGACATCAAATAAGTTGTCTGAAATAATAGTCCCGGCTTTTCACGACTTTTGGAAAGCGGTAAAACAGTCGGCATATACGTTTTATGTTGCTAAGGGAGGGCGTAATTCGTCTAAATCAACCACCATATCAATAGCTTGTATTTTGTTAATGATTGAATTTCCTATAAATATCTTAGTAATGAGAAAGATAGCTAACACAATCGAGAAATCGGTTTACGAGCAATTGAAGAAAGCGACTATTCTTTTAGGCGTTCAGCATGAGTTCACGTTCAGAAAATCGCCATTGGGGATAATATACAACAAACGAGGTAATGAGATAATCTTCCGGGGTGCAGATGATACGACAAAAATCAAGTCAATTACAACGGCTAATTTCCCGATAACGACAATGTGGATTGAGGAACTTGCGGAATTTAAGACCGAGGAAGAAGTACAGACCATAATAGACTCTATTTTAAGGGAGCAATTACCGGACGGAATGAAATACAAGATACTATATTCTTACAATCCGCCCAAAAGAAAGCAAAATTGGGTGAATAAGAAATTTGAGACTCAATTTCTACCGGCCAATGTATATGTTCACAGCTCAGACTATACTTGCAATAGATACCTCTCTGAACAAACATTACAAGAAATAGAGATACTTAAAGAAACCAATATTAAGAAATATAACTGGCTTTATCTAGGCGAACCGACCGGCGGGGGGATTGTACCATTTGAGAACTTAGTATTTCGTAAAATTACAGATGAAGAAATAAAGGAATTTGACAATCCGAGACAAGGGATAGACTGGGGATATGCAACTCACCCGTTTTCTTTTGGCAGGTTCCATTATGACAGAACAAAAACAAAGCTTTATTTATATGATGAAATATTCGGCATACAGTTATCGAATAGGGTTGTGGCCGATAAGATAATCAAACTAGATTATCACACCACGCTCTCGGTTGCTGATTGTGCGGAGCCTAAGTCTATATCTGAGATAAGAGATTATGGTATTAGCATTACTGGGGCTATTAAGGGTGCCGGCAGTGTGGAATACGGCGAGAAGTGGCTGAATGATCTAACTGAGATAGTTATCGATCCCACGAGGTGTCCGGGTGCAGCAAAGCAATTTGAGGACATTGATTACCAAGTGGATCGGGACGGTAATCTCAAAGCAAAGCTCGAAGATGTCGAGAATGACGCAATCGACATGACAAGGTACGCAATGGAACGGGATATGCGTTCATCATTTGTCAGACGTTGGAGGAAAAGCGGATAATGAAAAACAGAACATTCGACATAAACATTGATGTATTCACTCATTATGTCATATTCGTAATAGGGGATAAAAAATACCACGATAAAGTATTGAAGAGGAAACTGGGTAGTAGATTTAAGGATTTAGGCGATTCTAAGTATGGGTCTTCGGGGCAACAAGAGACTTACAATGATTTTGATTTAGTAGTATGGTTGAAAGACTTTGAGAACACATTTGAAGATTACGGTATATTGCTCCATGAGTGTATTCATGCGATAAGTGAAATGTACGCAATAAAAGGTATAGCATTATCATTAAACAATAGAGCCGATCAAGAATTTATGGCGTATGCAACGGAACATTTATTCATTAGTGCCTTAATGAAGTTAGTACCGGCGAAGAAGAGGTTGCGAAAATGAAGACTTTTATCGGGGAAACACTTTATAGCAGGCGCATGTGAGAGTTCTCGGCCTCTTAAAAAACCGAGTGGTGGAGTCGATTTATAGGACTGGGAAGGATATCGGGAAATCGGGTGGAGTACTGTAATGGTTAGTCTTTACGGGGCTTCACCCACATTAAAGGAGTAAGAGATGGGAAACAGAACGAGGGATATACCCAAAAAATAATATGAAATCACTAATTAAAAGAATATCAATTCAGATACTAATATTCAGATATTTGCGAGCATCCGACAAGTTTCTAAGGTTACATAGAAAGGTGATTAAGGCGACTGATGAATTATACGCTGAATTGCCTGAGGACTTGCGACCAGAGATAGTAGATTATTTACCTTTAATTGAGCAATCATTCATAATGAGTACAATGAATTGAGTGCTAAAAGTTTATATCGAGGACACGTTATCAATTGTAAAAACAGCGAATGGTTTTATGATAATGGGCAACCCGTCGCCGGTGTTGACAAACCATGTGGCCATTGTGGCAAAGAGAACACCGCTGAAGGGCACGATGGATGTCTTGGTACGTTAAACGGAGTGATGAATGCTTGTTGTGGTCATGGGCGGATTGCTGACGCTTATGTGCAATTCACTAATGGCAAAATTATAGATGGGATAGACGCTGTTAATATTTTTACAACATTACACTAAATTGAAGATAGCATGAAAAAGAAAATAATAAGAGGTTACATTGCAAGGAACGGGAGCGGATTCGCATATTTTTATGATAAGAGACCGGAATATTATAAAAAGTATAAGCAATATGGGTTTGATACTCCGCAACATCATTCATTCCCGACCGAAATAGTTGGCTGGAATGTTAATAACTTTTTAGAGCCAAACGAGTGCAAAAAAGTAAAAATAACAATAGAATCAGTAGAGAGGATAACATGAAATTTATCAAAAACAACCCATTACCAAAAACGAGGAGTGAGTTATGAAAAAAACATTTTATTATTGTGATGCTTGTGGGCAAGAAGCAGTATCATTAGAAGAGGTTGAGATAAAGCATAAGAATTGCATGAATGGAGTTGCCCGTGTAGTTAGAACTTCAGACAAAGAAGAATGCTCTAAATGTATCAGCGAAATGTTCCACAAAGTTTTGCACAATTTTGGTCTTTGCCCTGTATGTTATGAAGAATTTTTAGGTATTGAGACAGGTATTATAGACAAGTTTTTGCGTGCCCAAAAGAGACCAAACCCCTTTCATTTTGAAAGGGTGGAGAAATGAAAGCAATTACCTTACTTTTATTATTATTATTCAGTAGCCTATTGTATGGACAAGAGATAAGCAATAGTGGCAGTCGATTCACAGATTTTGAAACATCTTATGTATTCTCAGACGGATGGGAAGCTAAAGTAACAGTAGGAGAAGTCACTTATCAGAATAAGGTTGGTATTTATCAAACAATGGTATTGGCAACCATAGTGCAACAATGGAAAGAATATCAAGCGGAATGTTATGCTGATAGTACAGATGTACACATCCCAGATCGTGCCTTCACAATAGAAAAAGAAGCGGATGACTATTATGATTTATTAGTATCTTACAACACTTCGTTTGTCTTTGGCTCAAGATATGATAAATA